CTGGTGGCAATAGCCTGTTGTTCTTATTCTTGTTTGCTCCGTACTTGTACTCGACATTGTAAAAGGTGCGGTATATCGCAGTACGCACGAAGTCCTGCGCTTCGCGCTGTTCACCGGAAACCATGCTAGTCGAGTCCGTTTCAAAGAAATAGTGGAGAACATCGACCATATCTGACATGTCTAGATTTCCTAGACTAATCCCAGATACTAAGGCTTTACCATTGATGTACGGCCAAAGATCTATTGCCCACTCGGCAAAGCCTCTGGCCGTTGCGTAGGGCGGTCAGAATACTGCTCCACGAGCCAACCAACAATTTCACCAAGTGTTTCTACGGTGACAATGCGATCTGGGTCTTTAGTAAGTGCATCAAAGCGGTCATTGCTTTCAGGCAAAAGAACAAGAGCAAAAAATTCTGAAATTACTTTTGCTGACTCGCCTGGATTGTCCGAGGCTCCTGTTGATTTTGCGACTAAATCAAGAAGCGCTTTTCCTTGCATTTCTGTTCTACAAGAAAACTCTTCATCATAGATCTTAAATGTCAACGGTGGCGCTGGTGTGTCGCTGCCGCTTCCAAAGTCTTTGTATCTTGCCATGTTTTTTCTCCGTATCTGGTTGGTGTCTTTATGACTATTACTTAATTATCATACTACATATGAGGTAGTTACTTGTACACATACCACAAGTGATCTGACAAGTACCTATTTGGCCGAGTGCCTGGGTGCATCACTGCCCTAGTATAGACTATTCGTCCCTTTGAAGTAAATCTAAGCATTCCACCATTTGCGCGAATCATATGCGGACGAGATCCTTCGTGGTGGACGAGAGCGTATCTCATTGGTGATCCAATTTTAACTTTAGGGCCAGCAGGAGTAACAGAGTAGTCCGTGTGAATACTTGCCATCAAAAGTCCTGTATTTTTTCCAACCTGGCGTTTTGCAGCAAATTTGATTTTCTGGCCAATTTTTAGTATATGCGTTCCGACGGCACCGTCTGGGGACTTCAATAGATGAAACGTCCCTAACCTACTCGGTACATAATACATTTTTGTATATTCAGCCATTACGGAATTGCCATTGTTAGTTGCATGTTCACGAGTTGGAATCCACCTTCTGGGGGTGGAATATCTACAGTAGCTATGACTCCTACACCAAAAGACCCCGGCTCCCATTGATCTAATACGTTAATTGACTCCATAAGGACCCACGCATCTATTGCCGATATTTCTGCAGCCTGGGCTATTTTATCGTAGGACGGTGGCCTTCCGTTCTGCCCTACAGTCGGTATTTCTCTAGCAAGAGAAACAGTCATTACTGCGCTTCTAGGTACGTTGCATTTCTGAGGAGCTGATGCTTGGTCGCCAGGCGCTCCTAAGTATATCTGAATCAAAGTAACTGTCAGCTGCTCGCAATCTATTGCTTGCTCGCCTACTGTCCAATACTGACGAGACGGCAGGGGCACGCTATACGAGCTAAACACTGAAACAATTGTGTCAAGAACGCCATCAAGCAAGTCCTTTGCATTTTTTGCTTCGCTCGGTATTGTAGTCGTGTCAACTATTGGCATTAACTTCCTCCAATAACGATAGCAGCTACCGCAGTGGGTGCCAAGGCTATTGTGAGGTTGCCAGTCCCAATATGAACGGTTTCTATATTTGGCGCAGTCCCCTTGTCGGCGTACACGTCGTATGTGCCTGGGTCTACTTTCCCGATAGCGCTATACGCGTCGGCGTATCCTACAGTGGTCACCAGTCTAGTGTCACTAGCCGCAGATACTGTTCCTGCCGACGCTACTTGCGCTATATTTGCGTTAGTTTTTGCGTAGGTAAATGTTGTGGAGTTAAGCACGCTCAGTACGCTGTACGTTCCGTTAAAGGTTGCATCCGCATTTGCAATTGTTATTGATGTTCCAACGTACAAATTATGAGCAGCAGATGTAGTCATTATCGCCACGTTAGAGACTATTGACCGTGTTGCTAAGTTGATTGCCGTAGGAGTCGGGTCAACTGTAGTCACTGCTCCAGTTAGTGTTACCGACTTATTTTCTGAGTAGCTTCGTAAAATCGCGTAAGGCGTCCATCCTCCCTCAGTTACTAAAAACTGAGCGTTTAACGATGCTAAAGAAACGCTAGATGAAGCAGTTCCAGTTGTTGCTGCCGGCACTGCAATGTCTAACTCACTTACGCCTTCTCTAAGAGCCTTAGGAGTGTACCGTCTTGCTTTTGCAATGTCTGGCGAAAACACACGTGCCTTGGCTCGTGCATTGTCGGGGTTAACAGACTTTAAAAAAATGTCAACAGGATACAGTCCGGTGCGCATTTCGTCAATGAAGTCTTGATTGTCAAGTAAGGTGTATGACACGCCTTGACGAGAAATAGACGTCACTCTTTGTGGAAGAATGCAGTCATCGGCGCCATTCCACAATTTAGCAAACTCGAGTGCAAGTGTTCTTGCAGCCATTCTGCCAAGCGTTGGAGGATCAATACCATACGAGTACGTTACTTCAATGTCGCAAGGAACCCACGCTTGGCCTGCCGTAGCTTGCAGTGTCGAGTGGTCTACTAAATAATAAGTAGATGGGTCAACAATGTCGCCTGCAACATTTCTAATAGTATGAATTGTCTGAACTGGCCTGCCTCTAAGTTTTACTCGCCGAGAGGCCGAGCTTCCGTCAGAAGTTGTGTCGTACATGTAGTCAAAATCATTTGTTGGAATGTTGTACACTTCACCGTTTAGAAGCTGTGGAGAAGAATTTCGCAGCGAAGCGCCATAGCGATACAACCTGTTGACGCATACATAGCGCTCAGTTACTGTAGTAGTTCCACTGTACTTTCTACCAGACAACGCCCAAAGAAGATTAGAAGCAGATTTTGCAGCTTCATAGGCGTATTCTGATTCTGCGTAGTCGCCGAGTTCTTCTGGAGTTATCCACAGATTTGACATCGCGGCCTTTCGTCTTTGTCTGAACGCTCAACGGACTGCGCGTTACACTGTAATTCTATACAGGCAACTCGCAGTCCGTTGTCTACGTGCTTTTTCCTTATGATGTTGGATCGTCTGACGATGCGATGATAAAGTCAATCGCGGCATCGGCGTTGTAGTCCACGTTTCCAGGTGTGTTGTAAGTAGTTGTTGAACCCTGCGAAAGGAAGTCAGTGACTGCCCAACTGTTTGCAGGAACAAGTGCCGTACCAGTATCAGCAGCGGACGTAATTGTTCCGGTTGTTGTTGTGGCGTAGGTGAATGTTGTTGTTGTTGGTACAGTCGCAATGGTGTATGTACCATGAAGAGGTGTGTTGCCGTTTGTACCTGCAATTGTCACGCTGTCTCCTACACGGAAACCATGTGCTGATGAAGTCGTGATTGTTGCTGTTGAACCAGTACGGGCGCTGTTCGAGATCGTTTTTGTAAGATCTGCGTGCCATTCGTAAAAGCCCTTGCGGCCGGTCGGTGCCCATTCGCTTCGTGCATACGAGTATGGACGCTCTGTAGCAACTGGGAATTCCCAGCGATTGTCGAGACCCATGTTGAATGCCTCATTGCCAAGGCCGTATCCTTCAAACGTAGTTGCAAGCATTCCGTTTTCAATGACGCGGTCGCCTGACTGACGAAGCTTGACGTATGGGAAAACCCAGTGGAAGTACGGCATTGTTGCTGCACGCTTTCCATCCTTAACTGCGAATGACCAACATTCAATTGCGACGCCGTTACCAGATGGATCATCTCCAACTGCCGGTGATGACCAACCGATTGATTGGCGGTTAGCAGACGCGAATGTTCCAAGGTTCTTGCGAAGCAAAAGACCACCGGACATAAGGTTAGTAAGTTCTGGGTCTGGCTCGCAAATGGCTACTTCAAGAGTTACTCTCTTTAAAGTGTCAGGTGCTTTGTACGAAACACAGATAACGCCATTTGCTGACTTTTCTGTGATTTCATCGCCTTCCTCGTATTCTGGTGTGAACGACATCCGCATAAATGCCGACGTCGTGTAACTGTCACCTGGGTTGTTAAGCAAGCTGCCAGCGGCATCAAGACGTGTCACACGAATTGATACACCCTGGATACTCGCGGCGTAGTCTTGAGTTGACATTTAAGCTTTCTCCTTGTTAGATATTTTGTTGCTTGTCACTTGTTAATGTCCATTCTACGCTGTCAAAT